CGAAAGCAAGCTGCTGGCGTTGCACACTTCGACGGTGTGCCTGGCGCGCGCGCTGGCGATATCGGGGGTGCTGGATCGCGAGACGTTTCGGGGTGAATTGCTGCAGGCGCGGGCGTGGCTGGAACGGCATGACCGCTGCGGCCACAACGTGGCGGCGTTCGATCAGTTGCTTGATATGCTGATGGACGTGTAGGCTGATATGACCAATATCGTGAAACCCGAACGGTGGTGGAGCGAGCGGCAGCCACCCGACCCCCCGGAGCCTCCCATGGATTTGAGCGCGCGCATCGGCAAGCTTGAGACCTTCGCTGACAAGGCCACAGAGCGGCTGGCGCGCATCGAGACACGCCTGGAGGCCGTCGCTACCAGGGAAGACCTGCACAAGGAAATGAATGCGCAGACATGGCGCATCATTGGCGGCATGATCGCCATTGCCGGCCTGGCGCTGGCTGCGGTCAGGCTGTTCATGACTTCATGATTCGGGGCCCATATGACGACTTGCCCAAAATGCGGCTACGTCCGCCAAGCCGCCGACACGGCACCCGATTACGAATGCCCGAAGTGCGGGATTGTGTATTCGAAGTATCAGCCAAGGCCTCAGATTGCAAAGGTGGCGGAGCAAGAAACTGCTCAAATTGTTGGCGCCGAGCCATCCATGAGCTTCAGAGAGCGGTCCGACAAGTGGCTTGCCAAGAACACCAAGTTCACAACATTGGTCTTCCTTGGGGTTGTAGTAGTGCCGATCCTGTATCTATTTGCGTACGGAGAGCGCACCCCAAAGCAAGTACCCCCAATGGCAGCAGTCACACCAACCGACCACTCATCAAGCGCCTTCACCCGCTGCCAGCGCTACGTCCGCGACAGGCTGAAGGCGCCCGCGACGGCTGATTTTCCGTTCCTCGATCGGAAAACATGGAAGTTCGATGACGATGTCTATGTCGTCAAATCGTATGTGGATGCCCAGAACTCGTTCGGCGCGATGCTGCGCACCAACTGGCATTGCAAAGTGCAATACGTCGGAGGTGACTGGAAATTGCTTGAGCTGGAGCTGATCAACCCTTGAGGCCAGCTCGCCGCGCATGATCTCGCGCGCGCGGCGCGCATAATTGAAGCAGTTCATTTATTGCCGCCGGGCAAACCCCGGCACCATGGCTCCTGCATAGCAAGCATGTTCCCAAAACGTGACCTTCGCAGGAGTCAATCATGGATTTCACCCGCATCCGCCCCCCACGCATGGCCTTGTGGCTGGTGGTGTCGATCGTGCTCGCGGTTGTTGTCGCACTGCTCGCACCGCAGCAGCTCCCGGTATCGCTCTACAAGCTGAGCCTGATCACCACCGCCGCGTGGATGGCGTACTGGATCGATCGCGGTTTGTTTCCCTACGCGCGCCCCGATCGGTTCATTGCCTGGTGCGCAAGCCCTGGTGCGCCGGGGCGCGGGCTGTCGATCACGTGTGAGCAGGCGATCGCGTTCGCCGCCTCGATGTTGCGCCGGGCGATCTTGATCGCAGCCGCGATGATCGGTGTGGCGCTGGGGGCGTGATGCTGCGCCTGTTTGTAGTGTTGTGCGGGTTCCTGATTACGGGGGCTGTTGGTGCCCAGGTGCCGGCCGCTGCCACCCCGTACCGTGCAGAGCTGACCCGCCAGGCGCGCCTGGTGTGGGGGCTGAATGCGCCGGTGGCGGCATTTGCAGCGCAGATCCACCAGGAATCACTATGGCGCCCGCACGCGGTGAGCCGTGTCGGTGCCCGAGGCATGGCGCAATTCATGCCCGCGACCGCACGCTGGTGGTGCGAGCTGCACCGTATGAGCGCGACCGACTGCCAGCCGACCAACCCGACATGGGCGATGCGTGCCCTGGTCGGCTACGACCGCTGGTTGTGGGAGCGCATCAATCTGGGCGACGACGGAGACCGCATGTGGGCGGCGCTGCGCGCCTACAACGGCGGGCTGGGGCACTGGCACGCCGAGGCGCGCAACGCCACCGACAAGCGCCGCGCCAGCATTGATGCCGCATGCGGCAGCGCCCGGCGCCACGTCAGCCACTGCCGGGAGAATCTCGGCTATCCGCGCCGCATCCTGGTCGAGCTGCAGCCGCGCTATGCGGCGTGGGGGCCACGCGTCGAGGTGGCGCAATGATGCGCGGGCATCGTGCTGGGGTGCCTAATCGGCCTGAACGGGTAGCGCGCTACACAACCATATGGAGCACGTCATGAAAACCATTTTTATTGTCGCGGCAATGTTGTCTCTGGCTGGATGCGCTACCGGAATGGACCCCTACACTGCTCAAGCGGAGATTGCCAAGCATCGGGCGGCAGAAGCCAAGAGTTATGCGGACGCGCTGTGGCAAATCGCGCAAGGCGGTGACACCACTGTGCGCACCGTCGCTGCGATCACACTGGGCAACAAGATAGGCGCCACAGGCCAAGGCTTCCATATAGCCCCCAGCCGCACTATGCAGCTTATTGGTGCGCTGGCAGGGCCTATCACAAGCGTGGGGCTGGGCTATTTCGGGATGAAACAAGGCATTGCCGGGATCAATGCGCAGCGGGATGTCGGCCTATCAACGAATCAGGCGTTCCAGGTGTTTGGTGCTGAGATTGGCGCGGCAGCTGTGCAGGGCTATCAGTACATTCAAGCGCCGCAGCCGAACGTGGGCGGGTCGATCGTTGGCGGAAACCAGTACGGCGACTACAGCGGAATGAACAGTGGCAACAGCGGCTCGATCGCTGGCGGAGACATCATGGATATCACGACTCAGCCGGTTCCGATCGAAGCTCATCCAGCATCGGGAATGTGATGGACCTCGGAGTAATGATGCGCGCTGGCATCGGTATCGCGGCGGCGGCGATGATCGCGAGCGCGGGGTTTGCGGCGGGGCAGCGCTACGCGGCTGTCAGCGTGGCCGAGGCGCGCGAGACGCTCGCGGAGGTGCGGCGCGCCATCGCGGTGCAGGCGGCACATCGCCTGATGAGCGCGCATGCGCGCAGCGACACCCTGACCCGGCAACTCTCAACCGCGCGGCTTGCCGCCGCGCAAGACAGAAAGGAGCGCAATCGTGCGATTGCTCAACTCACCGATGCTGGCGTGTGCCTGCGCGAGCCTGCTTTGCGCGTGCTCGACGGTGCCCCCGGCATCAGAGTCGAACTGCCCGACGCCGGCGGCGGCGCTGCTGGAGCCGATGCCGGACGCGTTGCCACCAATTCCGACATCGCCGGCTGGGCACTCGACGCCGGCAGCCAATACGCCGAATGCGCCCGACGCCTCACGGCGCTGATCGACTGGCATCAACAGGGCAAACCATGACGATACAGATAGAACTGTGGGCGCTGATCACGTTTCTGTGCGGCCTGCTGGTGACATTCCTGGGCGCGGCATTCACGGCGGGGCGGATCTTGCTGCGCCAGTTCGAGGCCAGACTCGACGTGCGATTCACGGCGCAAGAGCAGGCGCGCGAGCTGCACTCCGCGCACTGGGATACGCGCTTTGGCGTGCTGGAGAAGGCGGCACATGAAGAGGCTGGCCAGTGGCGCCGCGTCGAGCGCGAACTGATGGAGCTTAAAACCGAGCTGCCGCTGAATTATGTCCGGCGCGAGGACTACATCCGGGGTCAGAGCGTGATCGAGGCCAAGCTCGACGGCCTGGCGCTGCGTATCGAAAACCAGCAACTGCGAGGGGTGAAACAATGATTGACCAGGTCAAGGCACGACGGGAGCACCTGCGCTGGCTGATACTGCTGACGCTGAACAACGCGCGCCCGGTGGGTGTATTCGAGGGGCCAATTCTGGCGGTGGCGCAGTCCGAGTATCCGGACGCGACGATGATGGAGCTGCGGCGCGAGCTGGATTATCTGGGAGGGCGCGACCTGGTTGAGGTTGAGCGCAAGCCTGATGGCCGCTGGCACGCCAAGCTGACCCGCCACGGGGTGGATTTTGCCGAGTACACGGTCGACTGCCAGCCGGGCATCGCTCGCCCCGAGAAGTACTGGTAAGCCGCGATGGGCCGCAAAAGCAGCATTGACCGCCTTCCGCCCGAGGTAAAGCGCCATATCGAGGGGCGGCTGGCAGATGGGCGGATGACGCTGGACGAGCTGATTGCCGATCTGCACGAGCACTTCCCCTCGGCTGCGGCCGAGGGTGAGTTGCCCAGCCGCACGGCGGTGCACCGCTACGGGCAGAAGCTGGAGCGGCGACTGGCCGCGATCCGGGCCAGTACCGAGGCGGCGAAGATCATTCAGGCGCAGGCGGGCGACGACAAGGATGCCCGCTCGGAGGCGCTGACAGCGCTGATTCAGACGGAGTTGTTCGAGGCGATTCTGGACATGCAGGAATCGACTGACGAAGAGGTCGACTCAGCCGAACGCGTGGGAGTGCTCTCGACAGCGGCGAAGAACATCGCAACGCTCACGCGATCATCGGTGAATCTGAAGAAGTTCCAGGCCGAGGTAGAAATAACCACACGCAAGAAGCTGCTGGAGGAGCAGAAGGCCAAGCTCGATGCGATGGGGGTCAAGGCAGGCGTAACCGAAGAGACGAAGCTCGCAATCCGTCAGGTGTTGGGGATCGTGTGATGCGCTGGACGCGCCGGAACATCCTCATTACTCCGTTCGTGTTGCTCGGCGTGCCCGTCACGCTGGCAGCGTGGTGCCTCGAATGGCTGTTCGATCGCGGACTTCGCATTGCCAATTGGATCGCCGACAACATGCCTCGGTGGGAGCAATGAAAATCAAAGGCAACGCCAAGATCATCCCCGCGAATCCGGAGGCCATCTTCCTGCCCTATCAGGCGAAGTGGATCCAGGACGAAAGCCGCCTGAAAGCGATGGAGAAGGCACGCCAGATCGGCCTGTCCTGGAGCACAGCCTATCCGGCGGTGGAGCGCGTAGCGGTAGCCAAGGCGCTGCGCGATCAGTGGGTGAGCAGCCGCGACGAGTTGCAGGCGCGGCTCTTCGTCGAGGACTGCAAGATGTGGGCGAAGATCATGGATCTGGCCGCCCGCGATCTGGGCGAGGTGGTGATAGACCCCGAGAAGCGTCTATCCGCCTACGTGCTGGAATTTGCCACCGGCAAGCGCATTCACAGCATGTCGAGCAACCCGGACGCGCAGGCCGGAAAGCGCGGCGGGCGCATCCTGGACGAGTTCGCATTGCACCCGGACCCGCGCAAGCTATGGGCGATCGCCTACCCAGGCATCACCTGGGGCGGCAGCCTGGAGCTGATCTCCACCCATCGGGGCAGCCACAATTTCTTCAATCTGCTGATTCGCGAGGCGCGCGAGCGGGGCAACCCGAAGAAAATCAGCGTACACCGGGTGACGCTGCAGGATGCGCTCGACCAGGGCTTTCTCTACAAGCTGCAGCAAATGCTGCCGGATGACGACGAGCGCCAGGCGATGGACGAGGCGGCCTATTTCGACCTGGTGCGCGCCGGCTGCGCGGACGAGGAGTCGTTCCAGCAAGAGTTCATGTGCAACCCAGCCGATGACGACGTGGCCTTTCTGGAATATGACCTGATCGCGTCGGCCGAGTATGAGGCCGGCGCGGACTGGGAGCGCAGGGAAGGCGGCCGGATCTATACCGGCATCGACATCGGTCGCAAGCAGGATCTGACGGTGGCCTGGCAGGTGGAAGACCTGGGCGACGTGCTCTACACCCGGCGCGTGGAACGCCTGCAGAACATGCGCAAGAGCGACCAGGAAAAGATCATCTATCCGATGATCGAAGAGAGCGATCGCACCTGCATCGACGCCACCGGACTGGGAATCGGCTGGGCCGATGATGCCCAGGACAAGTTCGGTGAATACCGGGTGGAGGCGGTCACCTTCACACCGAAGGTCAAGGAAGAACTCGCCTACCCGGTGCGCGGGCGCATGGAAGACCGCCGGCTGCGCATGCCCTATGACCCGAAAACGCGTGCCGCCCTTCGTGCGGTGACGAAGCAGACCACGGCAGCCGGCAATATTCGATTCACCGCAGAGCGTACCGCCGACGGCCATGCTGACGAGTTTTGGGCGCTGGCGCTGGCCATACATGCGGCAAGCAATCCCGCCGCTCCGATCGAGTTCATGAGCGACGGCGCGGGCGAGCGCCGAAGCGTCGATATCGCAGGCTTCCTCTATGGCTAAGACCACTCCCACCACTGCCACCACCCGGCCGGCAAAGCCGGACCTGAATACCGAAGTCGCAAGCCGCTTGCGCGACCCATTCGAGCCCATCTTCATGGGGGTAGTGCGCCCCAACGATCCGTTGCTCGGCGAGCATGGCAACAACTGGCAGATCTACCGTGATCTGAAGCGCGACGGCAAGGTGTTCTCAGGGCTGCAGAAGCGCATTCTCGCGCTGATCAGCCGCCCCTGGACGGTGCAGCCTGCGGATGGCAAGAGCACCAGCGACGCTGAAGCCGTGCAGGCGATCCTCGGCGGGTTCAACTTCGACCGGCTGTGCTCGGACTTGATGGAGGCGATGATCGTCGGGTTTTCTCCGGCTGAAGTGATATGGACGGTGAGTGACAACCGGGTGGTGCCCGCACGTGTAGTCAAACGCGCGCAGCGGCGCTTTGTCTATGTGCAGGATGACGACACGCGCGCCCCGCAACTGCGTCTGCTCACACAGGCGGATATGATCCGTGGCGAAGAGTTGGAGGAACGCAAGTTCATCGTTCACCGGGTGAACCCCGAGGATGACAACCCATACGGCACCGGCCTCGGCTTGCAGCTCTATTGGCCGGTGTTCTTTAAGCGCAAGGGCATCATCGCTTGGAACAAGCTGAACGATCGATTCGGCACACCAACACCTTGGGGCAAATACCCGAGGAACGCATCGCAGAAGGAAAAGAACACGCTGTTCGATGCGCTGAAAGCGTTCAGCAGCGACGGCGTGGTGATGACGGCCGAAGGCACGCTGATCGAGCTGCTCGAAACCAAGCTGTCAGGCTCGGTTACGACCCAGCAATCCTTGTGTGAGTACATGGATGACTGGATCGACAGCGTACTGCTCGGAACCGAAGCGCGCAGCAAGTCCGGTGGCGCGATGGCGGCCGCAAGCAAGGAACGGCAAGACGTTCGCCTGGAGCTCACCCAGGCCGACAGCGACCTGCTCTCGGAAACCCTGAATGAAACGCTGATCAAGTGGATCTGTGAATACAACGGCTTCAGCCGCTGCCGGGTGTATCGCGAGATCAAAGGCGAAGAGGACAAGAAAGCCGAGAGTGAGACCGACAAGAATGTGTCGGAGATGGGCTTTTCGCTATCGCTCGACGCGGTGCGGGCGAAGTATGGGGATGGGTGGGACAAGAAGGCTGCGCCCGTTGAGCCGCACTCACCTGAGAACGGCAAACCATCTGCGGCAAGCTTTGCCGAGCAGGATCGCCGGCCGGGTGACCCGATCGATGCCCTGGTGGACGAAGCGCTGTCCGAATGGCGGCCGGTGATGGCGCCGTGGATGCAGACGCTGCAGCAAGCGCTGGACGATGCGATCGCGCGCGGTGACACCGCCGAGGAGCTGCTCGAACGCCTGCCGGAGCTGGTCGCACAACTCGACCCCGGCGCGCTTGCCGAGCTGCTCGCCAAGCTCGGATATACGGCGCGCCTGGCCGGCCAGGCCGGGCTGGGTGACGACTGATGTCAGCCGCGAGCGACTTCGCCCAGGTGTACCGGCTGTCGCCCGAAGAGGCGCTGCGCTACCTGGAAGAGCGCAATTCGCTGCGGGTGACGTTCGACTGGCGCGACCTCTGGCAGGAAGAGCACGCCCATCACTTCACCGTCAGCCGGCTGGCCGCGCTCGATGTGCTGGAGAACCTGCGACGCGGCATCATCGACAGCGTCGCGGGCGATCTGTCACGGCGCGACTTCATGCGCGATCTGTCCGAATACATGGCGCACAAGGGTTGGTGGGGCGAGCGCACCGTAATCGACGTCGTGACTGGCGACGCCGTCACGACGGTGTTCGACCCGGCCCGCCTGAAACTCATCTACGACACCAACACGCGCCAGGCCTATGCGGCCGGGCAGTGGGAACGCATCGAGCGCAACAGGGCGACGCACCCGTATATCCGCTACATCACCCAGCGCGACAGCAAGGTCCGCGACGAGCACGCGCAGTGGGACAACATCACCTTGCCGGTCGAGCATCCGTTCTGGGACACGCATCTGCCGCTGAATGGCTTCAATTGCCGCTGCCGCGTGGTGGCGGTCAGCCGCCGCGACTACGAGCGCGGGCAGACTCCGACCGGCAATCCCATGGTCAAGACGGCGCCCCCCGAGCGGTTGCGCGAATGGACCAATACCCGCACCGGCGAGACTCGGCAGGTGCCGGTCGGCATCCAGCCAGGGTTCGCCTACAACGTCGGGAAGGCGCGCGCGGCCGAGCTAGGGAAACTGGTCGACAAGAAGCTGGCCGAGACGACACCAGGCATGGCCTCGGCGGTGCGTGCCGCCGGGCTTACACCGCCGAAGGGCATCGACGAGTTGATTGCGGCCGGCCAGGCCATCAGCGCCACCCTGCCAGACGGCGGTGCCGACGCGCTGGCCTGCCATGCGGCGCTGCTGGAACGCCTCGCGCGCGAGGTCGGCACGGCCAAGGCGGCGCAGGTCGCCACGCGCGGCGCTGGTGCGGCGTTGGTCAAGAAGGCGTCGGAGCGGCTACCGGATTCATGGACCGAAGCAACCGACCGGCTCGGGCCGCTGCACGTCAAGGCTCAGGCAAGGGCGCGTGCCTGGCACTACACGATGGACGAGGTAACCGGCAACACACACATCAGGCTGTCGTCGTTCGGCGTCGTGCCGGCTCGGAAGGGCGCCGGTTACATCCTGGTGCGTACCGATGCGCTGGAAGACGCCGTGCACGAGTACGCCCACCGGATACAGGCGGCGCTGCCGGCGCTGGACGCGCTATTTCAGGAACTGCATCGCCGCCGCACGGCGGGCGAGCAGCTCATGCGGCTGCGCGATCTCACCGGAATAGCCGGGTACAGGCGTGACGAGTGGGCGCGCCGGGACAAGTACATCAATCCGTACCAGGGCAAAGAGTACACCGGGCGCGGCGCGCTGGAAGTAATGTCGATGGCGCTGGAGTCGGTGCTTGGCGTTGACCCCAGCATCAAACACACCTTGACTCGATTCAATAAACTCTATAATGAGGATCGTAAAATGTTCGATTTTGTGATCGGGTTGCTGTTCCATTGGAAGCCATGACGCGTTACCACTGCAAACCATCGTCGGGAAATCCGGGCGTCGCACCGCTGGTGTTCGATTGGGATGAACTCGCCGGTACGCTGTCGGGCCAGAGCGCGGCCGAGATCATGCAGCACATCGAAGCGGGTGGCGTGCCGCTGCATCCGATGCCGAACTCTCACGCCTTCGGCCCCGCACCACTGAAAAGCCGCGCCGACATGGCCGCCATCATCGGCTACCTGCACGAGCTGCCGGCCGAACTGGCCGACGCCTATCCCGCCGACGATATCGACCCCGTGGTGGCGGAGTTCCTCGACGCCGACGGTCACGTGGTCGGCGAGGTCCAGGTCATCTACTGACCTCGCCATGGGCATCACCGTCGACATCAACGACCGGCCGGTCCTCGACTACCTCAACCAGCTACTTGCCAAATC